GACCACCGAGATCTACACTCTTTCCCTACACGACGCTCTTCCGATCTCCGTGGGAGATCATGAACTCCACCGCCGCCTGGCGCACCTGGTCCATGGTCTGGCCGCCGCGGATGTAATCCGCCGGATCCATGCCTACCTGCCGGCACAGGGCCACAATGTCGCTGTTGCGCTGGCGTTCTGCCTGCACCGCCGCCTGGCGTGTAGCGTCATTGTTTCTGCCCTCGCCCTCCGCACCGCCGGGATCGCCTGCGCCGCGGTTGCCCTCCGCAGGGTGTTCTCCGCCGCCCTGGTTGCCGTCCTGGCCTCCCGCGTTCCGGGCGGCGTCAATCTTTCCCTGGAGCTGGTCAAACTCCGCCTGCTCCTCGCGGGTCAGGCCCCGGCCCTCGTTCCGGGCGCCGTCCACAATCGCCTGCTGCCGGGCAATCATTTCCTGAATGTTCATTGCTTTCTTACCTCCTGAAAGTGTTTTTGTTTACCTGGATCTGCCGCTCGTATGCGGACAGGTCCGGCGTGCCTGTGTTTTCATCAGCTCTACCCACGCCCACGGTGTGGTCTGCCGGTACGGAAACAATGGAGATCTCCATGGGTGTCCATCGTCTTGCGATACTGCACGGGCCTGTAAATCGTCCGTCCGCCGATGTTGCCCCGGCCCGGACTTCCTCCCAGCTGTCCACTCTGTACCGCACCGATGTGGTTTTCAGTGTCCCGCTCTGCACCTTGCTGAAAACCTTTTCCGCGTCCTCGTCGGTGTCAAATTCCACTTCTGCCATACCGCGGTTGTTTTCCAGCCAGGCGCGGATCACGCGGCCCACTACTCTGTCCACATCGTGGTTGAAAAGCAGGACGCCCACGGTGTTCAGGCGCCCCAGGTCTACGGCGCCCTCTGCATGGTCCAGGATCTCCATTCCGAAATAGCGGCGGTATGGCGTTTCGCTGGAAAAGCTAACTGTTCTCCGGCGGCTGTCCTGCCCCTCCTCCTGTCTAATCAGGATTTCCCCCATGCTCCTGGTTCCCTGGCTCTTGTCCCTGGGTTCCGGCGTTCTGCTGTGCTGCTGCTCCTTGGCCATAAATTACACCTCCCATCTCAATGCCGGCTTTACGGCCATATTTCAGGACCTCGGCCATTTCGTCCACGGCCTCTTTCCAGTCCTTGCCCTGTTCGGCTGCGACATCCTGGAATGTCTTTTGACCTGTTGCCAGGGCGGTTTTGGTGGCGGTGGTTTCCTTGGCCGGGTCGATCCATTTTTTCGGTGCCTGCACCCATTTGTGCGCCAGGTAATCCGCCTTTTTATCCCAAAATCCGGGCGGGTTGATCAGCCCGGTGAGATAACAGGAAATAACAAAAGTTTCGTAGATCTCGCTCATGATCTCGGTCAGCAGCTCGATCTCTGCCGCGAATGTGGCTTCATCCTCATTCGCTCCCTGCCGTGCGCTGGAATAATTGCTTTCCGACATGTCCCGGCTGGTGGCCTCGTAGCTCATGCCCTGGCCAGCTCCGATCAAGCGCCATTGCATTTTCAGGAATTGGGAGGCGTCCGATCCCGCGCTTTTCGGCTCCACAGTTTCGATACTGTCCCCCACATTCATTTCCTTGATCATGCCGGGGGTTAGGCTCTTGCCCTCATAGGTCACTCGGTCCCCGCCGGACACCACGCCGCCGCGGCCAAATCCGCCCGTAGGGGTTGCCCGCTTAATGAACACGGCCAGGCAGGCCGCGATCCGCTCCTTGACGGAAACGGCTGTGATAAATTCGTTTGTGTCCCGCACCCGCGTAATGGTAGGGGACAGGTCCGAAACCTCACGCAGCTGGCTGGGGCGGTGCTTGGTCCAGTATGGGATCACATGCTTTGCCTCGATATACACCGGGGCGGTCAGCTTCCAGCCCTCCACATCGTACTGCTGGATAAAATAGCCCACCGCCCGGCGGGCCGGGTCATACTCAATCCCGCCAACCACGGTGTTTCCCTTGTGCCTGGGGATGGAGGCGGTGGTGTCCAGTTCGTCCACCTCGATCATTTGGAGCTTGAACGGCACCAGGCCACCCCTCGTGTATCGCTTGATGAACAGGATCCCGCCGTCCACCTGCTTCCGTGTCACAGCCATGCGCATGATCTGATTGAAAGACTGTGACGCGGTTATGTCGCAGTTTTCCTTGCGGCACCATTGCTTCCACAGTTTTTCCAGCTGGTCGTTTAACAGTTCGCTCTCTGTCTTTGGCTGGAGTTTATAGCCTTTCCCGATCACATTCCGCCGAAATGCGTGGATCACGGACTGGGCAATGTCGCTGTTGCGTTCCAGGTCGCGGGCGCGGGCGCGGATCACATCCCGGCTGTAACGGTCTGTCAGTTCCGCGCTTTCGTTGAAAACCCGCCACCCGGCATTTAGGCGCCCATGGCTGGCCGCGTCATATCCCCGCAGCTCCTCCAGGGCTTGCCGCCACGCCTCCCGCCGGTAGCCTCTTTCCGGCGAAATTGCGGTGATGATGTTATCCAAAAATCCCATGCGGCGCGGTCACCTCCCGTCAAAGTAGGCTACATAGGTTCGATCCAGCAGGTGGGAGGGTGTCCCCGCCACCACTTGGGCCTCCAGATCATCCCGCATGGCTTTCAGCATGGACAGGTCTGCCCGTGTCAGGGATCGGCTGCCGATCTTGTAGGACTGGCCGCCCACCAGCACCGCCGCAATGGCTTTGTTTACCTGTTCCAGCAGTTCCGCTGGTTTCATCTGTGTGTTTTCCATTTCGTCCTCCCGTTTTTATACCCAGCTTTCATTCTGCCGGATCCAGTTTTCCTCCGGGGTCGGCGCAGGCTCCGGTTTTGGCTTTTTGGGCTTCTCCGGTTCCTGGCTTTGCAGGTAGAGGGACCGTACACCCTGCATGTCTGCCGCCGCCGCGGCGTACACCTCGCAGTCCAGATAGTGGTTGTCTGCGTGGGTGGTTTTCGGCACCCATTTCTGCACCACTTTCCCGTTGGCCCGCTCGGTCACTTTATGCTCCGCGGTGACCTGCTCCGCATACTCCAGATCACATCCCTTGTAGACCATCCAGGATCCTTTCCCGTTTGGCTTCCTCATTCGGGCGGCAATCATGTCCTTGTATTTCCCGCCGTCCACCAGCACCAGTGTCATTCCGTTGGCGTTGCTGCCAGCCTTGTTGATCGTGGACAGGCGGTAGTTGGACAGCATGGTGCCGGTTCCCTTGCTGGGCAGCACCCAGTCCGAATTTAAGAGGCAGAAATCATAAACTTCATCCGTCTGGTCGCCGCTGTCCATCAGGGCCAGCGACACCAAAAGTCTTTGCCCGTCCGGGTGTATAAACTCGGTGTTCATGATCTGCGCCACCTCGTTCATGGATAGCGCCTGGCCGTGGGCAATGTTCTGGCTGGTCATGTAATCGCCCCAGGCCCGGATCGTCCAGTACAGGCAATTTTCCTGCACATCTATGCCGGCGGTGATCAGCTTTGTCCATTTCGGCAGGGCGTATGCCTCCACCTCGGTCTGCCGCTCCAGCACCAGCTCCGCATTGGTCCGCAGTTTGGTGTCCTCCCATGGCTCCGCCAGCCAGCTGTTGACAAAGTTTTGCAGCAGCTCCGGGTCATCCTTACACCGCAGGAACTCCTTGGCAATCTCTGAAAACCGCGTGAAAGGGGAGTACAGGGTGTTCAGCCAATAGGCCACGCTGGAGGGCCTGGCGGCGGTCTGTCGGACCGTCTGCCACCTGCCGGCGGCCAGCATTTTCCCCTTGTCCTGGTCAGTGATCACGGCCCCGCAGGCTTGGCAGACATAGGTTGCCATTTCCGCCCGCTCGGCGCTGTCCGGCACATCGTCCTTGCTCGGCCATTTCAGCTGCGCGAACACAAATTCGATGTACTCCCCGCAATGTGGGCATGGCACAAAGTAATGCTTTTCCGCTTCCGCCTCCTCCTTGGCTTTCCAGATGTGGCCGGATTTCAGCGTAGGGGTGGAGGCCATGAAGATCTTGCGGTTTGTGGTGTAGGTCTTGGTTCGCTCAATGGCCAGGGAAACCGGATCCGCCTCCCGTTTGGAGGCTCCCGGAAATTTGTCCACTTCGTCGAGAAACAGATACCGGATCGGTGTGGAGGAAAGGGAGGCCGGGCTGTTTGCTCCCGAAAGGAAAACGAACATGGTTTCAAATTTTAGCTTTAGCTTTAGCTTTTGGCTTTCCGCCTCCCGGTACTTGGCTGCCAGCGGTTTGCATTGCCGGATCATCGGCTCCAGCTTCGCCTCCACCGTCCGCTCTGCCAGTTTGTCGGATGGATAGACGATCATTGCTGGCGCCGGGTCCTGGTCAATCGCGCTGGCCAGCATGTTCTCCAGCGCCGTTGTGCCTCCCACCTGGGTGGGCTTCACAAATACGATCCGCTCCACATCCTCGTTGGAAAATGCGTCCATGATCTCCGCCAGATACGGGGTCACGCTGTTTCGGAATGGCCCCGGTATGGCGTTGGTGTCGGGCAGGACCCGCCATTTCTCCGCCCATTTGGAAACCGGCAGGCGTTCCGCTGGCCGCAGGGACAGGAGCGCCCGGTGGATCCACGACGGCACCGTGTACGGCTTTACCCTATACGGCCTCATGGCTCCGCCTCCTCCGGTCCGATCTCCGCCGCGTCAACGAATACGGCCAGCATGTCCTCCAGCTCCTTGCGCATTGCCTTTTCCATAGCCCTGGCCGTTTGTGGGTCTGCATATCCGGCTATGGATTTCACAGTGCGGGGCGGGATGTTCATGGCGAATTTCTTAAACATGGCCATGAAGTCTGCCAGATCTCTGGTGGCCTCCTCGGCCTTGATGTATTTTCCCTCTGCAATGGCGGTTTTCAGCTTGTGGAGCTGGCCCTGGCTCTCTTTCAGCTCCACCTCCGCCTCCAGCTTCCGCAGGTTCAGCTCTGCGGTGGAGCTGGCCGCCGCCGTTTCCTGGGCCTTTTGCTCGATGTGGGCAATATAACGCTGGATCGTTTCGCAGGTTTTATATTTTCGGGCGCCGCCGCCGGGCGGCACCTCGGTTTCCAGCACGCCGTCCTGGGTGAGCTGCTGGATCCTCCGTGTGGTTTTCCCCAGCAGCTTGGCCACCGCCGTAGTGCTGGCCCACTCCGGGACTGTATTCAGGGCCGCCGGCGCTTTCGCCGCCTTGCTGGCCGCCCCTGTTTTGGCCTTTCCGGCCCCTTTTTTCTCCGCCACCGGCTGCACCTCCTTTTGTGCCGCTGGCCCGGTTCGCCCCGCCCTGCCGGATTTCGCTTTTTCGGCGTGGGCGATTTCGCGTTTTCATCCTCCCCTTTCCGCCTGATACCCCCTAAAGGGGGTATGGTTTTCCCGCTTTTTGAAAAAGCGTAACGAAACGCCCCTGAAAATTTTAGATTTTTTGTGGAAAATAATCGGACTTCACTTGCCCCGCAAAGATTTATTTTTCAGAAAGGACCCGAACAGGGGAGGGGGTGGCAAATTCACAAGGAAGTCCCTGGGCCGCCCCTCGGCATGAGCGGCCCAGGGCAAAGGGTGTTTGGGCCGGCCCGCCGCGCTCGTGTACAATGCGGCAGGGCAGGGTGAAAGGAGAAAAGCCCCTGCGGTTCTGCTCCCCGGCCCATGGTGTGGAAACAGAAAGGCCGCCAGGTTCTCACGCCCTGGCGGCCTTTCTCTATTTGGCTGGGGCTTTGCTCTTGCCCCTGTCGTTTTCCACGATACCAGAATACCACAGGTGAATGTCCTGTTGTGTCCTGTCTTTTCAATATGGCCCATTTTTTTCTGTGCATACCTCCGGTGTCTGCCCTTGCTCAAACTCTTGTACTAACTTCTGCGCCCGTGCATTGGATAGGATAATATCCATGGCGGCGTTGTAGTAGACATTTACCCTTGACCTGCTCATGTGGACCTCTTTGCAGATCCGTTCCCATTTCTTGCAATCTATATGCCGCAGCTCCACCACGGTGCGCTCCATGCTGTTCTCTGGCAACAGGTCAATGAGATCCATTACCATGGTGACAGCTCGGCCCATGGCTATCCGCTGGGCCTCTATGCGCTCCTCAACCTCTGACAAGCGAAATACAACGGACACGGCCCCCTCGCTGTCTGCCGTAGAGTGGGAGGCCGGCATGGTCATGTATGCCGATCCTGGCGCCGGTGCCTTTAGCTCCCGCGCCAGTACATCGTGCCGCCGCTCCAGTATGCGCCGCCGCTCCCGCGCCATGTGGTACTGCTGTAAATATTCTTTTACGGCTTCGCGGGTGGCCCCGCCCGTTGCCTGTTGCTTCATGTTCACACCTCGGTTATGTCAATTCCGCGCCGTTCTTTCATCAGCTTTCGCTTAATCAGGTATTCCCGTGTCCTGGTGGGCTTGCTTTTTACATCCTCCACCACCAGCCGCCCGTCCCGCTCCCTGTATGTAAAATCTGCCCGGTAGCGGATGGCCCGCACTCTCCGCCCCTCCGGGTCTGTGTATGCCTCTTGCAAAGTAAAATCCACCTGGAGGCGCAGATCATGGATTTCTCCGGCTTTCTGCCGTATGGTCAGGTGGTCATATCTCCGGGCCTCTTTTTGGCTGTCAAAGCGGAGAACGGCCCCGGAGGCGGTGACCCGCTCGGTTGGGGTGTTGCGATATTTCGCCGCCCTGTCCGTATTCTGCACAGCTGCGGCGGGAGGCGCTGGCCCCCGCCGCTTCTGTTGCTTCATGTACTTTTCCACGGCCTGCTGCTGATATTTTGGCGGCAGGTCCGAAATGTTGATGGCCATTTATTCGTCCTCCGGA